TTTTAAACTTACCAGCCTGAAAGGTGCCCCTTTAAGTCAAAGAGAGCAGCAGTTTTTTGAAAACCGCAAAGAACAAAAAGAAATAATAAGCGACATCTTCGGAGTTCCGAAAGGGTTTAACGGCGGAGAAACATCGCTAGACCTTGAAGCATTGCACATTCTTTTTCTAGGGAACGCAATCCGCCCTATAGCTTTAACGGTTGCCCAGTATTTCAACAAACTTTTAGACCGTTTCGATTTTGGTAAAACTTATGTTAAGTTTAACTTTAATTCTCTTTTAAGAACAAGCCTACAATCGAGGATTGATTCTTATTCTAAGCAATTAGGGAATGGAATTTTAACACCGAATGAGATAAGAGGAATGGAAGGACTGCCGCCAACTCTTGACGATGCTGGTGATAATCTCTTTATTCCGGCCAATCTCTTGCCTCTTAAAAAAGACATAGTAGATTCATTCCTTGCAAGTTCACGATTAAAGCTGGCCGAACTTGAAAATCAAGGGGAAAATGCAGGAAATGAAGAAAAACTTTTGAATTTAGGCGATGACAAGAAGTAAAAGTCCACCTATTATAGTGAAGGGTAAAACGAATGAAAGATAAAAAAACTTTATATTTAAAAGACATTAAACTTAGGACCGAACAAACCGAAGAAGGAAAGAAATTTTTAATAGGATTAATTCCTTATAATTCGGAAGGCTCGAGCATGTCGGGTTTTTATAAAGAAGTGATAACAAACACGGCATTTAATCAAAGTTTAAACAGTAAAAGGCGGATAGTCGCTTTAAAAAATCATAATGACGATTATCCGCTGGGAAACACTGAAGCAGGGACCTTGTCCTTAACCTCCACAAAAGAGGGCCTAGAATGTCGCTGTGAACTTCCGAATACTTCTTTTGCGAATGATTTGATAGTCTCTGTTGAGCGTGGAGACTGTGCCGGGATGAGTTTTGGATTTATCCCCGTAAAAGAGGATGAAAAAGATGGCATAGTCTATCTTCGAGAAGTCAAACTTTTAGAAGTTTCTTATGGGGTAGTTTTTCCCTTTTACCCGGAAGCTACCGCAAGCGTGGACATGAGAAGTGCAATTAAAAATGTACAAAACCTATTATTTAAAAGAGGGAATGGAATGGACAAAGAAGTATTAGCTTTATTAAAGCAGCTTATTGGTGATTTGCAAAAAATCATAACAGAGGCTGACGGCGGCAACGCTGATGAAAACAAGGAGCCAGCTCCGGATGACAAAACAGCGGCACAAGCTCAAGAGCCAAAAAAGGATGATGCCAAAAACACGGCATCTAGCGAAGATGAAGAAAAAAAGAAAAAAGAGGACGAGGAGCGAGCTTTAAAAATAAAAAAAGAACGCACAGCCCTCTTGCAGAGATTGGATTTAATCTCTCTTTAATTTTTAAACAGGAGTTTTATCATGAACAAGGAAGAAATCAAAAAAAGAAAAGCCGAGCTTGAAGAAAAGCGTAAGGCTTTATCTTCAAAAATCGAAAAAGGCGAAATCTCGACAGAAGACGCCGAAAAAGAAATAGCGGAGCTTAAAGCCCGTAAAGCCGAGCTTGATCAGGAGATTGCCCGAGCAGAAAGCCCCGACACAACCGAGACAAGAACAGCTTTTGACTTTTCGGAAGTAACAAACGCTTTAATCGAAAAGAGAGCTATTACAATCCCGACCGAGTTAGGCGGACAAGCCTTAATCGGTCAAATTGTAGAAGAAATGAAAGCGAAGACTCCGCTTTTAAATCTTGTTTCGGTCTACACAGGCACGAATGCAAAAACGACAATTCCGCTCCTTTATCCGGGCCTTGCAGCCCCCGCAGGAAGCAAGGAGGGTGTAAAAGACATCACCGAAGACAGCACGGCTAAGCTTGATGCCGTTGAAATCTTGCCGAGGCCCTTTGTGGCTCTTTTGCCGGTCTCAATGGAAACAATCAAATTTGACAAGGTGGGTTTTGCTCAAAAACTTCCGAGCCTCTTTGCCGAGGCCTTTGCTCAGTGCTATCATAAACAAATAATCTCGGGCCGAGGAGATTCACAAAAAGAATTTGAAGGTTTAAGCTCTTTGACGTTTAAGCCTGATAAAACAATCACCGCAGGAGCAAGCGGCAAGGTTACGGTTGTGGATCTTGCAAGTCTCGCTCTGGAGATTGCCGACAAAACCGACTCAGGCTATATAATCTTGAACCCCGCAATTTACTCCAAGATTTTGGCCGACAGTCCCGAAAAAGATTTATCGGCCGTCTACCTTAAAACTTTGATTGAAACAAAATCAATCGAAGGGGTTAAGATTATTTTAACAAGCCACATGTTAAAAGACAGCGCAGGCGGTAAGGTTGTTGCTATTGCCGGGGATTTGAAAAAATTCGGAATGGGAATAGCCGGAGACATCGACATCACGCCTAAAGCAAAGGTAGGAGACACAAACGTCTACTTTGAAGCCGTCATGCACGCAAACGGTAAACCGATCATAAACGACTTCTACGCCTTAAAAGCTAAAGCCTAAAAACAAAACGAAAAGCCTTGCCTAAAAAGGCAGGGCTTTTTTATAAAAGATAAAAATTATGGAAAATAAATTTATAAGTTTAGCCCTTTTTTCCTCTTACCTAAAAGTTGATGATCCCAACTCCTCCGAGCTTTTCAATTTATATTTAAACTCGGCTCAAGGGATTATAGAAAAATATATCGGGTATTCTTTGGAAGAAAAAAGATATACACGTGGGAAAATAGGCGGAGCGACATATATAGAAGCCGAAGCGGTTAATGTTTCGGAACTTAAAATAAACGGGGAAACAACAAAGATATTAAAGCAAAGTGTAAATATTGTTTTAATACAAAATATCAGCCCCGATGAAATACACACAATCGAATATAAAGCAGGCTTTAAGCCTGATAACATACCGGACATCATAAGGCTTACTATGATGAGAATAGCGGCCCTTATGGTAAGTGAAGAGGGCGGAGACATAGCAATCACAGGCAAGAACTTTGGAGCAGACGGAGGCCGAACCTTTATAGCAACAAGGGATTATTCAAAAATCTTAAAAGAGATTGAAGGTTATAAGATTTTATAAATGGAAGTACAGATAGTTTTTGATTGCGAAGAATTGTTAAAAAAGTTTGAATTCTTAAAACAAGATAAAGGAAATTTAAGACGCAAGATTACAAGAGCAATATTACAACCTTTAAAATCAAAAACACGAAAACGAGTACGAAAAATATTTAAACAGGTGACCGGAAGAACGGCGAGGAATACCGACACATGGGCTTTTAAAGACGGATCAGGCCGCCTTTTTTTAGGAACATTTTACGGAAGATTAAAGGAAGACGATCATTTTATAAGGCCTAAAGAAAAAGAATTTTTAAAATTTAAAATCGGCGATAAATGGTTTATGAAAAAAGACAGCGTTTTTATAAAAAAAGTAGACGTTACAGCTTCTATCTGGAAAGAAGGTACATCAGATGCCGTAATGAAAAGGATAGCAGAGGAAACAATGAAATTTGAATTTGATAAGTGGAGGAAAAAATAAATGGATGCAGATTTTTACGAACTACAAAAAAACATAAAAGATTACATTACAGAAAATTATAAGCCCCTTGCTTCCTCACTTTACAATTTAAGCCCTCTTGATAAGTCTATAATGAGCTTTCCGGATATAGATAGGGATAGGGCAAAAAAAATATTGTACTTTGACTATGACGATTACTCTTTTGAAGTCTTAACACTCGAAAGTGCCCTTTTAACAGGCTATCTTGATTTGTATATCACGCTACGGGGCAGTGCTCCGCCTCAATCAATGACAGAGGAGATCTCAAAATATACAACAATTTTTTTTAAGCTGATTGACGACGAAAAAACACTAGGCGGAATTGTAGATGAGGCGGTTACCGAAAAAATAAATTTTTATGATCATGTGGAAGGTAACATCAACTACAAAGCCGCAAAATTAAAAATAAAATTTTCAAAAGAATATAACTAAAAAAATACACCTATTATAGTGAGAGGAGTTTAAAAATGATAACAGGAAATTCATTGAAAGTATACTTAGGCCTTGAATCGGCCGCCGGAACTTATGGAGAAACCGAGGGGGCATTTACTCATAGAATAAAAGTTGCCTCGGAAGGTTTTCAAGAAAAGTTTAATAAAAAAGATGAGGGGCTTTTAACCGGAGGGATTGCAACCGGTAAAGTTGCAACAATGAGCCGCAAGGTTGAAGGGGCATTGTCAACGCTTTTGAGGCCCGATGATGCAGGTCTTCTTTTTTATTTGCTTTGTGGAAAAGAAACAACGGCAGCACCGCAAGGAACCGAGCAAAGCCTAGAACATTCTTTTGTTCCTATCGGAAATGATTTGACGGATAGTCTTCCTTCTTGCACGGTTGGGATTGACCGCACCGCCGAGAAAAACAGCTACTTAGGTTGTAAAATAAATTCTCTTTCTTTCTCGGCACAACAAGAGGACTATGTAAAGCTGGACTTAAACTTTATAGGACATCACGAACTTATTAAAGAACTTAACAATGTTGAGTCCTTAAAGCCCTCGGCTCAAAGGGCTTTCAAATTTTCAGGCGGAGAATTTAAAATCAAAGGTTCTGCCGTTGCAGATGTTACAAATATAAAATTTGAATACAACAACAATCTTGAAAGCTCAACCCAAACAACAGCAACAGGAGAATTCTTCATAGAACCCGAGTGCGGAGCTAGGGATATAAAGCTTGATATTGAAGTTTTGTACTCAAAAGAAAGTGCAAAAATAAAAAAAGATTATTACAAAAAAGATGATGATTTTTCTGTATCGCTCCATTTTACGAGCGCCGAAAAATCAAAAGAATCACGGCCTTTTAAAGTTGATATTGAAATCCCAGCGGTTCAATTAACGGAGCTTTCGGCCAATGTTGGAGGTTCTGAAAAAGTTATCCAAAAAATGAGTATGAAGGCCGTAGAAAACTTTGAAGATCCGCTTGTAACCGTTAAGGTTTACAATAATGTCGTTACAAAATATGACGCTTAAAAAAATAAGGAGTAAATAAATGGAATTAAAAGACATAGGCGAAAATTATATTTTTAAAACAAGAATTGATTTAAAAAACTTGGAAGGAGACAAGGATGATTATCTTATTTTAAGAGAACTCAACATGCAGGAAATGCACGGGCTCGACAAAAGAGAAGGAGAGGAGGCTTTAAACAAAAACTTAAAATACCTTGAGAGCCTTTTTAAAGACTGCCTTGTAGAACATTCTTTTACTAAAGAAGGCGAGCAGGCCTCTAAGGTTGAAGTTTACAATGAACTTAAAAAGACCGGTTCTCTCTTTATGGAAATTTTAGGCACATGGCTGGGTTCTCTCCCTTTCTCGGAGAGGCTGAGGAAAGAGAAATCAAAACAATAGGCCGCCTTTTTTTTAAGGGAGTAAACCCGGCCGAAGAGTCGGAACTAAAACCGATTTGGGAGAAATGGTATTTTTTCTTTGAGCTTTTTTTGATGATTGCGGATAGGCAAAACGGAAATCTTATAAATCTTCCCTTTGACTGTTCCGCCTTTTCTCAGCCTTATAAAACTTATAAAATCATACAATGTATTCAATCTTTGTATTTTGAAAAAATAAAAGAAGATTATGAAAACACCAAGGGGTAGGCATGGCGGTTGCAAGATATGAGATAAACGGAAAATTTAACAACTCGGCTGTAAGTCAGGCACAAATAAGCTTAGCTAAACTTCAAAAATCAGTATCAAGCATAGCAGGGAGCCTTAAAGGTGTAATTATTGCTAAAATGATGCAGGTAGGGGCTGCCGCAATTAACGGGACAACAGATGCATTTAAAGAGCAAGAAGTACAACTTGCAAGACTGAATACATCCGTTAAAACTAATTCAAACCTTACTGCCGGAGCTTTTCAAAGACTCCGAGCCGAAGCCGATAAATTGACAAAATCAGGGGCTAGTATTTTTTCAGGGGAAGAGGTTACAAAAAATCAAGCTTACCTATCTTCTATGAAATTAAACGAATCACAAATAAATAGCGTGATGAAAGCTGCCACAGATTTATCAAGCACGGGAGTAATGCCTTTAGATCAGGCTGTTAAGACTTTATCAAAAACTTATTCAGGCAATGCAGGCAAATTAAAAGAGCTTAATCCGGCTATTGCAAGCCTAACGGAAGCACAATTAAAAAACGGAGAAGCCGTCTCTATTATAGCTGAGCAATATAAAGGCATGAACGAAGCTATGGCCAACACCGAAGCCGGGAAAGCTCGGCAGGTTCAAAATACTTTTGATGATCTAAAAAAAATAATAGGAGAGATTGTTTTAAGTATTAAAAATATTTCCTTTTCTTATATCTTAGGTCCTCTTAAAAGTATCACAAACTGGCTTTCAAAAAATAAAGACAACTTTATTAATTTTTTTAGAAACCTTCCCGAAATAGCGGGGCTTTCATTTTCGGTTTTGGATAAAATGATGAAAAAAGTTTTTACGTTTGATTTTTTGTGGCTATCTTTTAAAAATGCAATAAAAATTATCGGGACGCTGTTTGGCTCCCTTTTAGCTGTTCTTCTATCTGCAGTAGGAGCAGTCGCCAACATCATTTGGCAGCCGCTGCGTTACGGTTTTGAGCTTGTAATTTACGGAATAAAACAAGCGTTCTATGCTGTCATGAATTTTTTTGTAGACGGATTAAATGGGCTGTTGGATAAAATAAATTCGGTACGGGAGTTTTTTGGAAAAGAAAAAATAGAAAAATTTGAAAAATGGGGGAAAGACGATGACAAAAAACCTGAAAATAAAATTTGGGACAATATAAAAGGCGGTTTTAAAAATTTAGGCGAGACTGTCGTTAATAGTGTTGCGGCTGTTTCTGATGTTGTAAAAGAAGCCGGGGCGGATTATGGAAATTTATTTAAAGATGAGTTTAAAGAATTTTCTAATAAATTCGGAAAGATAATGTCTAGACCTTCCAATGAAAAAAAACAAGAACAGACCCTTGACGGCGAGAGCTCTCCTGCTCCACAAAAAGAAGACGACACATCTCCTTTCAAAGAACTTTTTGATACTGTAAAAAATGCAGGAGGAGCAATAGGCTGGCTTGGTAATGTTGCAGAAAAGGCGGCAAAAACAGGCGATCCATTAGTAATAGTTGTTGAACTTTTAAAAATAGTACTAGAAGGATTGATTGAAATTATAGGCCCAATTTTAAATTCAATTCTTGCTCCTTTATTTGGAATGTTAAGAGTTATAGGAAAATTCTTAGGGATAGTTTTGACACCTCTTTTAAGAATTTTAGAACCAATACTAAGACCCTTAATAAAAGCCTTTTTATTTCTATATAATAATGTCCTAGTGCCGATAGGCAATGGACTTATTTTTATATTTAATTTAGTTCACAACGCCATAGCAGGTTTTATAAACGGCGTGTCAACGCTTGTTCGTATCATCACATTCGGCGCTGTTAATTTGGGAAGAGCAAGCTATAGATCATTAAACGAAGGTCGACTTGAAAAAATATCTGAAACAGAATTGTCAACGGAAGGGCGGGCGGCTTTAAAAACAGGAGGAGCCTCAGGCTCTCAAAATGCTTCCGCCGGAGCCTCCGCAGCTGTTGCGGCCAAACCTACGGAAATTAACATACATTTCAATCATTCATTCGTAAATGGTGATGCTAGAGAAATAGCGTTAAAGTTAAGAGAAGAAATTAAAGAAGCCGAAAAAATGGGGTATTAAATGAAAGATAAATATAAATTAAAAATAAAATTTCAAGGACTCGATTGGAAAGAATACAATTTTATTTTAAACGATTTTTCAATAACCGAAATTTTGCACAAAGATTTAAAACCTGCCGATGCTTCTTGTCAATTAAGTTTATTGCCGAACATCGAATTAAACAATCTACTTTTAGGAATGGGTGAATTTGATGTACAAGCTCAAATTATAAAGAACGGTAAGATTTTTTTTACAGGTTATTTAAAAAAGAATTTTACAATTCCAAAAGCTCAAAAATTACAGCCTGTAAAAATAGAAATTGTATCAGGCGGTTACTTATTAAAGCAAAAGGTGGGACGAGATGTTTTTATTAAGACAAAAAAAACGGCAAGAGCTACAGTGAAAGAAATATTAGATCTTGCCGGAATAAATCATAAGCCTATTCCTGAAATAAATGATATACTTTATGGGGTGCATTTAAAACCTGATGACTCTTATCATAAAATTTTAACCGATATTCTTTTTGAATACGGTTATACTTTTATTTTTGATAATGAAGGAAGACTTGATTTTGTAAATCTATTTTTAAACAATCCTCAATCGGAATATTTAATAAACGGCCGAGAGTGCTTAGACTTAATAAGTCTTAATCATGATGAAAGAAAAAAAACGGAAGTATCAACAGAATGGGCGGGCGTTGAAATTGTAGAAGACTCTTACGCATTTAAAGAGACGGCCGGTGCTCAAATGGGTTATTCTTGCTACATAGAATTGCTTCCGGCCGCTTATTATAGAGGAGCGCAAGACGGAATTTATATTCCTTACCAAAGTAATCAAGGCGAAGTTATCTTCGCCGAAAATGTAACACTTGAAATTGATGGGGATATGTCAAACATTGCCGTTCAAAGCTTTGAGCCTTTAAATACTAAAGCTTTTATAAAAGTTAAAAATACGGATAATAGTTTTTCAAATTGGATAAGAAAACTTAATTTTAAAGCCGAAAAAGTTTATGTAAAAAAAACTAAAAATAAAGCAAAGGCCGCAAACAACACAACAAACGATAAAAGGTTAAATGTTCAAGCTAAATATATTTACACAAAAGTTAGGGCGGAGCTTTTATCAAAAGATTTATTAAACTATTACAATCTTTCAAACATAACATATAAATTTAAAACAATAAAAGACTATAAACTAGGAAGCGCTGTATCTATTCAAGATAGGAATATTGGCACAGGGGTGGTGAGAATTTTAGAAAAGAAAATAAATGTTCTTGAAAATTATATAGAATATACCGCCGAGACTGTCGGGGCTTACACGCCGCCGACCAAAACAGAATCAGAGATAGAGGCAGAGCCTCGACCACCACAGGACGGTAAAGACGGAAAGGACGGGAAAGAGGGAAAGCCTGGACAAGGCGCATTTTTTCCGCATGGAGATAAAAAAATAATTCATTTAAATTTTGATGAGTCTAAAAAAACAAAGCCCGCTCCCAACCCGTCTTATACAGCTTGGCAATCTAAAATTATTGAACTTGGTTGCACAGATAAACAAGAAATCAAGATGACTTTTGAAGATGCTTTACACAACGTTATAATTTTATCAGGAGAATTAAAAAACGATTTTACATTAAAATTATTTTTCGACAAGCGAACCGGAAACGGTTCGAAACAGTATTTAATTGTTTATAAATTAACAGGTAATTTTAATGTAACAATTCAAACTGAAGAACCGGCAAGTAATAAAATCTTGCAAAACATAAACGCCGAAACATTCGGCCTTGGCTGTTATGCGGTGGTAGATTTTAGAGGGAACGTGTGGGCTTTTGAAGGAAACATTAACCAATCCTTAATTGATGAAATTTTAAAACAAACAGAAAATAAACTTAACAATAATGCTCAACAAACAATTACCAATTTTAAGAATGAAATAAATAATTTTTATCTTGAAGAAAAAAATAAAATGCTTAATTTTATTCAAGAAAAAACTAACGAGTTGGAGAATGCTCACAGAGACCGGTTTATTAAAGAGTCGGGAGCAATCGGCGAAATCCGATACTTTACAAGCAAGAAATACACTTACGGCTATTTATATGCAAATGGGTTTTCGTTTATTCCGGAACTTTACCCCGATTTCTATCAGTTTTGGCTTGAGAATTTTGGGGATAGAAATAAGAAAAACTATCTAGGCTATGACGCTTTCGGCTACCCGAAGCTGCCTGACTTGCGAGGTGTTGCATT